GTCACTTGGCGGACCGCCTCGACCTTGAACTCATCTGTATACCGCTTACTGCTCATGGACACATCCGAATTCGCCATTTTCCATGGCCTTGAGATGTCTAGGAAAGCCTGGGCGTATCAATGCAAAGGTAAAAGAGACGCTACTTACCCCCGCCTGGAGACGTTCTCTGCAAGAGGCGGAATGGGGAAGAACGCCGATTCAGCTTTCGGTAACCGCGCGAGTCATTGATGACGAAGTGCGCAACGCCGAGATTGTAGGAATTGGCGGCGATGATGAGCTCTAAATAAAAAGGCGCCCGAGGGCGCCTTTTTATTTAAGCCAGACGCGATCTACATATATCTCCATAGTAGGACGCCATCTCAATTCCGGTAGCACGTAGGCCTTCCAACTTGGCTGCAACTAGCGTAGTGCCTGAGCCCGCGAAGGGATCAAGGATATGACCACCTGCTTCGCAGATCCGCACCAGCTGCCGCATCAACTCGGTAGGTTTGCCAGTTAGATGGTGCTTTTCGGCCTTGCGTACCGACTCGCGGATGACACCAGGCAGCACAGGCGCACGACGATCCAGCGGCATGTTGCCCTTGCTGCCCCACACGATTTATTCGGCCTGGTTGCGGAAGCGGCCCAGTTGCGGCCGCACGCCTTCGGTCTTGTCCCAGACGGTGATGCCGCGCCAGGTGAAGCCGGCGATCTGCAGCGCGTCGGTGGTCAACGGCAGCTGCCGCCAGTCGGTGAACAGCAGCACCGGCGCGCCATCCTTGAGCACGCGCGCGCACTCGGACAACCACAAATGCATCCATTTCAGGTGCGAGCGTTGGTCGCGCTCGTCACCAACGAAGTCGGCATGTACGCCATCCCGGCAGTACTTGGTCGACGGCGGCCGTGCCCGGGCAGCGGCGGTCAGGCCACCGCTGGCGTACGGCGGATCAGTGATCAGCGCGTCGAACGAATTCGCTTCGAGCGTGGGCAGGATGGTCAGGGCGTCGCCCTGCAACAGCTGGTTTTTCATGGTGAGAGCCTTCTTGGATTCGCTCGCAGCGATCGGAGGTGAGGCTCTCGGCCTTCAGGTGATTGAGCGTGCCGCAGCGCGGGCACTTGATCTGGATTTCATCGAAGGCGCCGGCCTTGCACAGCAGGCGGGCGCATTCGCCACAACGGAGGTTCTTGAGCATTGCGTGGTCGTGCGGTGGGAAAGGATTACGCGGCCGCTGGCGGCGCGTAGGGGGTGAAGGCGATGACGTCATCGCCGACCCAGTCGTTGATCTTCAACATGCGCGCCTGCAGCGGTTCCAGCTCGTTGGCGGCCCACACGGCAGCGGCCTCACGGATCGAGCCGAAGCCACCCGCGTTCTGCGGCACGATGCCCATGAGCTGCGGCGGGATCCGCAGCGCGGCCAGCATGTCGTCGCGGGTGATGCCCTTGATGCCGCTGAACTCGTCCTTGGCCGCCACTTCGCTGACCGGGATGAGCTTCAGCCCGTCCTTGTTGCCGCCGGGCGAGTACAGGAACAGGTTGCGGAAATTGCCCGGTCCCTTGGCGCCCTTCATGGCATTGCGCAGCGCGTCGACGTCTTCCTGGCTCTGCTGTGGGTCGGTCAGGTACAAGATAAAACCGGCGTGCGAGCCGTTGTTGTAGTACTTGCGACGGAACAGCGTGGCCGACTCATTGAGCAGCGCGGACTGCATGGCCGGCATCCACTCGGGCAGGCCGTAGAGTTCCTGATCGACATCGGCTTCGCGCAGCTGGAACACGCTGCCCGCCTCGAACACGTGCTCGTCGTGCCAGGTGCGGACCTGGAAGTACTCGCCCTCGGTAACGCCGCGCCGCATGTACTTGGACAGCGGTGCGGTCAGCAACAGCGCACCGCCCAGGCGGTTGCGGCGGCGCTCAAGGTAGCCGTTGCCCAGCGTGATCCAGTCCAGCGACAGCTGCTCGAAGGCCTCACGCGTCAGCAGCCGGTGCGGCTTGAAGGTGCGCGCCAGCATGTTGCGCTTGAAGATCAGCCCGGACTGCAGGAACGGATTGCTGCGCGTGGTCTTGGACAGCCCATCCAGCGCCACCGGCGGCTCGTACCAGCGCCCGTTCTGCCAGCACTCCAGATAGTCCAGCACCCCGCGCCCATCGAGTACCGGCGTCGGGTCGCCAAAGGTGAAGGCCTCGGTGCGCGCGGGCACGGCAGGCGCTGCAGGCGCAGTGGCGGGCAGCTGATCGGTCAACATCAAGAGATCTCCATGAAACCGGAGTTGCGCGCGGTGCGCCCTTCCAGCGGTTCGTTCTGCAGCGCGTGGAACAGTGCCCACGCCAGGTCCGCGTGGCCGGTCTCTTCCGAGCGGCCGGCGGTGAAGGTGGACTGCCGGCCGCTGGCCGTCATGGTCTTGCGGATGGCCATCAACGACTGCGCCACATCGGTCCAGCCGGCGTCGAACTCCAGCCGCCCGTTGTGGATGACGTCGAACGCCTTGAGTACCAAGCGCGTCTTGACCTCGGGCGAGTAGCTGAAGGTGACCAGATTCGGGAAGAACTGCTTCACCAGCTGCGCCACGCCGCTGCCCATGCCGGTGGTGTCGATGCCGATGTAGGTCACCCAGTAGCGGCGCGTGATGCGCTCGATTTCGGCCGCCTGCTTGGCAAAGTCCATGCCCCGGAACTGGATGCGCTCCAACAGCCGGAACTTGCCGCCAGGCTGCTGCGGTGGCGCCAGCACGACCAGGCCGGCGGTGTCGCCGGTCTCGGCCGGGTCATAGCCGATCCACACCGCGCGATCGCCGTAGGGACGCGCGGCGAACGGCTTGTAGTCCTGGCCCCACTCCACCCAGCTGTCGACCATGCACGGCTGCAGCATCGCCAACGGGAAGATGCTGGCGCCGTCGTCGACGAAGTCGCACATCAGCAGGTTGGCGAAGGCATCCGGGCTGTATTCCTCGCGCAGCTCGTCGATGTCGAACAGGTCGCAGCCACGGCGTTGCGCGTCGAGGATGTTGACGATCTGCCGCCACGCGCGGTCCTGGCAGCGGCGACCACCGGCCAGCGCGTCATGCGAGACATCGATCTGGATCCGCTGCGCGGCCGGCTTGCCCTTGTTGCGGCGCTCGCCGGTCCAGAACGTGTAGGCCTCGTGGGCCATGCTCGATGGCGTGCTGAAGTAGGTCTTGCGCCACTTCTTGTGCATCGCCATGCCGCTGGCGACCTTGTTCAATTCGTTGAACCCGTAGGTCCAGAAGAACTCGTCGAAGTAGAAATTGCCGTGGTAGCCCTGCGCAGTGCGCGCATTGGTGCCCAGGAAGAACAGCTCGGCGCCGTTGGGGAACACGATGCTGTCGCCGCCGGATAGCGTTTCGTCGATCGTCTCGCGCACGAACTGCTGCATGTAGCCACGGAACAGGTGTGCCTGCGCCTTGGAGGCACTGAGGAAGATCTGATTGCGCCCAGTGGTAAGCGCATCGATCAGCGCCTCGCGTGCGAAGTAGAACGTGGCACCGATCTGACGCGACTTGAGGATGATGCGGGTGCGCTCATTGCTGGCCCGATACCAATCGCGCTGATAGTCGAAGCAGCCGTCGACGAACGCTGTGGTCAGCTGCTCGATCTGTTCCTCGGTGAAGTCGTTGCGCTTGGGCTTCTTCTTCGGCGCGGCATTGCGATTTGCAACCGACGGATTCAGATCGGCCTCGTTGCCGCCACCCTGGTAACGCTGGATACGCGCTTGGCGCTCCAGCTGCCGATGCAGTAGATCGATTTCCTTGAAGTCGCCGCCGGACTTTTCCGGCTTCATGATCAGCACGACCAGGCGTGCTTCGAGTGCACCACCGATACGCTCGACGTTGTCTGCGCGATCCCACTCGTCACGCGACTTCCAGCTGTGTACAGTCTTCTCGTTCTCGCCGATGGCCTGCGCAATTTCGGTCACGCGCCATCCCATCCAGTACAGGAATTTCGCCTGTCTGCGGGTGTCCATCGGGAGCTGGGTGGCAACGCTTTGCATGCCACCAGAGTGAAGCGCTCCTTCTAGTCTCGACAGCGCATCGACACGTAATTGCGGTGTTTACACCGCGCTTGCGTTGCTGCGCTGTGCGTCGCGTTTGACCATGCATCCATCGCATCGCAAACGCATCCAGCGCAGAGGACACCCATGTCGGGCAAGACCAAGAAGTTCCGTTCCAACTGGTTCCGCGTGGCCGTCGAAGGCGCCACCACCGATGGCCGCACGATTCAGCGCAGCTGGATCGACGACATGGCCGCCACCTACAACCGCGAGACCTACAACGCCCGCATCTGGATCGAGCACATGCGCAGCCTGCTGCCGGACTCGCCGTTCCGTGCGTATGGCGATGTCACTGCGGTCAAGGCGGAAGAGGTGGAGATCGATGGCACCAAGCGTCTGGCGCTCTTCGCACAGATCGAGCCGACCGCCGACTTGATCACCATCAACAAGTCCAAGCAGAAGCTCTACACCAGCATCGAAGTGCAGGAGAAGTTCGCCAACACCGGCAAGGCGTATCTGGTCGGCCTGGCCGTGACCGATTCGCCCGCCAGCCTGGGCACTTCCATGCTCAGCTTCGCCAGCCAGAACCCGGACGCCAACCCGCTGGCCGATCGCAAGCAGTCACCGGGCAACCTGTTCACCGCCGCCGAGGAGACCGCGCTGGAGTTCAGCGAGGTCAGCGAAGGCCCGGTTGCCAACCTGCTCAGCCGGATCCGCACCGCGCTCAAGAGCGAGGACGCCACCAGCATCACCGCCGAGCAGTTCGCCGACCTGGGCCAGGGCGTCGAAGAGATCGCCGAGCATGTGCGCGGCCAGGACGAACGCTTCAACCGCCTGCAGGCCGAACACGCCGAGCAGAAGAGCAAACACGAGCAGCTGGCAAACGACCTGGCGCAGCTGCGCGAGTCGCTGTCGCAACAGCCCGACCCCGCACAGCCCGCACGCCCGGTAGTCACCGGCAGCGGCGCGGCCGTGCTGACCGACTGCTGATCCCACACCCCACACACGCCGCAGCGCCACACCTTCGGAGCCACCATGCAAAACGCCACCCGCCTGCAGTTCAACCAATTCGCCGAGCAGATTGCCAAGCTCAACGGCATCACCTCCGCCTTCCACTCGTTCGCCGTCGATCCGACGGTGCAGCAGAAGCTGGAAACGCGCATGCAGGAATCGAGCGAGTTCCTGTCCAAGGTCAACATCATCCCGGTGGACGAATTGTCCGGGCAGAAGGTCGGCATCGGCGTCACCGGCAGCATCGCCAGCCGCACCGACACCGGCGCCGGCAAGACCCGCACCCCGCGCAATGTCGCCGCGCTCGACAAAAACGAGTACGTCGCTAAGAAGACCGACTTCGACACCGCCATCCCGTATGCGCTACTCGATACCTGGGCCAAGTTCCCCGACTTCCAGGCACGTTTGCGCGATGCCATCGTCAAGCGCCAGGCGCTGGACCGTCTGCAGATCGGCTTTAACGGCACGCATGCCGCTGCCGACACCGACCGCGCCGCGTTCCCGCTGCTGGAAGATGTCAACATCGGCTGGCTGCAGCAGTACCGCACCAACGCTGCGCAGCGCGTGCTGGCGAGCGGCAAGGCCGCGGGCAAGGTGGTCATCGGCGGCGCTGCTGGCGCCGACTACGGCAACCTCGATGCACTGGTGTTCGATGTGGTGAGCAACCTGCTCGACCCATGGCACCGCAAAGACCCGAGCCTGGTGGTGGTGCTGGGCCGCGACCTGATGCACGACAAGTACTTCCCGATGGTCAACAAGGAGCAGCCGGCCAGCGAGAAGATCGCCACCGACCTGATTCTGAGCCAGCGCCGCGTCGGTGGCCTGCAGGTGGCCGAGGTGCCGTACCTGCCCGACGGCGCGTTGATGGTCACCTCGCTGGCGAACCTGTCGATCTACTACCAGACCCGCGGCCGTCGTCGTTACATCCAGGAAGTGCCCGCCCGCGACCGCATCGAGAACTACGAGTCCTCCAACGATGCCTACGTGGTCGAAGACTATGGCCTGGGCTGCGTGGTCGAGCACATCGAGATCGAGGCCTAAGCCATGGCCGACAGTCCCGCCAAGCGTCACCACAGCCGCGTGCTCGCCGAGTTGGAAGCGGCCCAGCGCGCCCCGCACCAGCTGATGGCTGGTGCAACGGCGTACGAGCAGCACATGGCGCAGCTGCAAAGCGATCGCCTGCGCTTGAAGCAGATCCAGTCCACCCAAGGCAAGGCGGCGCTCAAGGCGCAGCTGCTGCCGACTTACGTGCCGTATTTGGCCGGCGTGCTGGCCGGCGGCCAAGGCGCGCAGGACGAGGTCGTCATGACGTGCATGGTGTGGCGCATCGATGCCGGCGACTATGCCGGCGCGCTGGAGCTGGGCGCTTATGTGCTCAAGCACGGCTTGCAGATGCCCGACCGCTTCTCTCGCACGGTGGGCTGCGTGCTGGCCGAGGAAGTCGCCGAGGCGGCGTTATCAGCGCAGAAGACCGGCCAGCCGTTCGATGCGGCCGTGCTGGCCGACACCGCCACGCTGACCGCCGAGCAGGACATGCCCGACGAGGTGCGCGCCAAGCTGCACCTGGCGCTGGCACGCGCATCGCTGGCTGGCATCACCGACGAGACGCCTGCCGACCAGGCACAGCCGATCGCTGCCGCCGTTGTCGCCGACCTACAGCGCGCCATCGCACTGCACGGCAGCTGCGGCGGCAAGAAGGATCTGGAGCGCGCCGAGCGCCTCCTGAAGAAGTTCAGTGCTGAGCCTGCGGGCACCAGCGCATAACCGAGCGTCCCCGCAACCCTCGCCGGCTCGGGGCCGATCCACAGCAGTCAATCGCTGCGGTGACGCCCCGACCACCGGCGATCTCTTCCGAGCCATCCATGAGCGGATTCACTGCCACCGGCACCACCAGCGCCGCGCCTGATGCGATCGCCAATGCGCCGTTCTGGCCAGAGATCGCACCGGCCAAGCTGCGCGCCAGCATGCGCCTGGATGGCACCGTGACCGATGCGCGTCTACGCCACGCCATCGTCGCCGCCATGTTGGCGGTCAACGATGCCCTGCAGACCTGGGCGCTGACGCAACAGGTGGCCGGCTACGCGGCATTGAGCGATGTGCCCAGCACTACCGTCGATGGCGTCTCGCGGCGCGTGCAGCTGTACCTGCGCGCGGTGGCGTGTGCCACCGCCGTCGAGGTGGCAGAGCGCTACCGCAGCTTCGACGCCACCGACAGCGCGAACCAGCGCGCCGATGACCTGTCACCCAGCATCACCGAGCTACGCCGCGACCAGCGCTGGGCCGTGCGCGATCTGCAGGACAAACCACGCAGCACGGTGGAGCTCATCTGATGCGCGTGTACGCCATGCAAGGCGACACCGTCGACCTGCTGTGCTGGCGCCACCTGGGCAGCACGGCCGGCCTGGTCGAGCGCACCTACCTTCTCAATCCCGGCCTGGCCGAACTGGGCGCCGTGCTCCCGCATGGCACGCCAGTGGAGTTGCCCGAGGTAACCACCACCACAGCGGCAATGACGCCGCTTGTGCAGCTATGGGACTGATCTGATGACCGAACCCACCTCCGTATCGAGCGGCTTTGTGATCGCCACCGGTGTGGGCCTTGCCTCCGTGCTGCCTGGCATCGACGGCGACGCGCTGATCGGCGCCTTCGCGGGCGGCGCGCTGTTCGTGGTGTCTGTCGCCAAGCAGCCGCTGTTGGCACGGTTTATCTACTTCCCGGTGAGCGTGATCGCCGGCTACCAGCTGGCGCCGGAAATCCTGCGCTGGTTGCCGATCAAGTCCAGCGGCGTGGCGGCCTTCGCCAGCGCGGCGTGTGCCATCACCGTCACGCTGGGCCTGATCGAAAAGAGCAAGTCCTTCGACTTTTCCTTCCTACGTCGTGGAGGTCCGCCCAGTGCATAGCCTGGTCACCGTCCTGACGTTGATGGCCTCGCTCGCCATCTGCGTCCGCCTGCTTACCTACCACCGCCCGGTCGACGCGCGCCATCGACGCGGCGCGGGCTGGTGCGCGTGGCTGCTGATCGCCAGCACCGGCGGCCAGGCGCTGCACATCCTACTGGCCGGCGCCGGCTCACAAGTCAGTCTCTGGCACCTGGGCACGTTGATCGTGCTGGCGGTGCTCACCTACCGCGCCCAGGGCAATGTGGCGCGCATCCTCAAGGTCGATTGATGTTCACCGATACCCAGCTCGCCTCGATCATGCAGTGCTCGGCCCAACGCGCTCAGCTCTGGCACGGCCCACTGGTTGCCGCCGCCAACCGCTTCGGCATCACCACCAAGCGCCGCGCCGCGCATTGGCTCGGCCAAGTCGGCCACGAAAGCTTGAGTCTGTCCCGCATGGAAGAAGGCCTGACCTACACCACCAGCGCCAGGCTGCTGGAAGTTTTCGGCGCACGCATCACGCCGGCGCAAGCGCCCAAGTTCCTGCGCAATCCGGTCGGCCTGGCCAACTTTGTCTACGCCAATCGCCTGGGCAACGGTAACGAAGCCAGCGGCGATGGCTATCGCCACCGGGGCCGTGGCCCGATGCAGCACACCTTCCGTGGCAACTACCGCCGCATGGGTGAGTTGATTGGCCTGCCCGTGGAAGACCAGCCAGATCTGCTGCTGCAGATCGAACCGAGCGCCCTGGCTGCGGCCGCGTACTGGCACGACAACGGCCTCAATGCGCTGGCCGATACGGGCGATGTGCTTGGCCTGGGCCGCAAGATCAACCTGGGCAACGTGCGTGCCAAGCGCTTGCCGGAGGGCCACAACGATCGCGTCACGCGCACGCAGCGCGCCCTGCAGATCCTGGGCGTCAGCTGATGGTCACGCGCGTCATCATCCTGCTCGCGCTGATCGCCGCACTCGTCGGCGGTTGCGTGTGGCAAGAGCATCGCGTCGGCGCCGCCCAGCAAGACCGCGACGCCGCGCTGCAGGCCAAGCGCCAGGCCGAGGCGGAACGCGACAGCGCCAAAGGCTCCACCACCGTCGTCACGCAGTACGTCGACCGCGTGCAGATCGTGCGCGAAGCCGGCGCCACCATCACCCGCGAGATCCCGATCTATGTCACCCAGAAAGCCGATGCTGCTTGCGCTATCCCTGCTGGCTTTGTGCGGCTGCACGACGCCGCCGCCTCGGGCAACCCTGCCGGGCCGCCCACCGGAGATCCTGATGCGCCGGCCGCCGGCATTACGCTCTCTGGCATTGCCGGTACCGTCGCCGACAACTACACCAGCTGTCACGCCACCGCCACGCAACTGAGCGCGCTGCAGGACTGGATCGAGCTGCACGCACCGGTACCGACGCCATGATCAAGCCAGCGAGCCTGCGTGCGCATCTGGTCGCGGCATTGCCGGATCTGGCACGCGACGCCGATCGGCTGCTGGTGTTCATCGACGCGGGCAGCCTGGTCAGCACGTTCCAGCCAGGGCTGTCGTTCGAGTACCAGTACACGCTCAACCTGATCTTGACCGACTACGCCGGCCACCCAGACAACGTGATGCTGCCGCTGCTGGAGTGGGTGCAGGTCAATCAGTCCGAGCTGCTGTCCAATCCTGCGCGCCGTGGCGACATCGCCTTCGAGGCCGACATCCTCGCCAACGACGCCGTGGACCTGTCGATCAAATTGCCGCTCACCGAGCGCGTCGTGGTCACAGCGAAGGACGACGGCGGCTACCACATGGACCATGCACCCGAGCCGGTGATCGATCCCACATGGATGAGATGACCGCGCTGGAGAACTGGGCTGCGCCGTTGCTGGGGCGTCTGCAGGAGGGCGAGCGGCGCACGCTGGCGCGCAGGATCGGAACGGAACTGAGGCGCTCGCAGAGCCAGCGCATCGGCAAGCAACAGGCGCCGGATGGCACACCGTACGCACCGCGCAAGCAACAACTGCGGCAGAAGTCTGGGCGGGTAAAGCGCGCGAAGATGTTTGCCAAGCTGCGGAAGGCCAAATACTTCAAGGTCAGCGCAAGCCCTAGCCAGGTGAGCATGGGATTTGTGGGGCGCGTGTCGCGCATCGCGCGCGTGCATCAAGAGGGGTTACTCGATCGGGTTCGAACGAACGGACCGCGAGCGCGGTATGGAAAGCGGGTGCTACTGGGCTTTACCGAATCGGATCGCAGTCTCGTTCGAGACATTCTAACCAGCCACCTCCTGTAGATGAGTTCGGTAACTTGTTAGTCGTGTGAGTTTTTTTCGGTCGAGGTGCACGTTAGTGAAACCTTGTGATACGCTCAAGATGGACTCGCGGACAGATTTTTTGCCATCGCTTCATGGCATGTGAAAAAAATGTCTCGAGATATGCCCTCGGATGTCCCTCTGTCGTACGTACGTGGTGCATGGTTGCGCCAGGGAGTGTCCGCGAGTCCTCTAATTAATCAAGGAAGACTATGGCTAAAATTTTTAGTACTCCGGCGCTTGATTCCCTAAAGGCTGCGAGTTCATTACATGACCTTGCGCCACTGCTTGGACTAAAGCCCGCAGTGTTAGCCATGCAGCTTTACAAGAAAGATAAAAGGACCGGATGGTACACATCTTTCGAAATTAAGAAAAAGTACGGCGGAGTGCGCAGCATTAATGCGCCTGAAAAACATCTTAAACTGATCCAATCTCGTCTTTCCAAAATACTCCAAGACTGTCTATTGGAGATTGCCCTAATAAAAAACCATAAAGAAAGCCCTGATAGACAAGGGATAGCCCACGGATTTAAGCGCTATCACTCAATCATGACTAATGGGCGGCCCCACATAAATCGTCGCTTTGTATTCAATACCGACTTACAAGATTTTTTTGGCGCAATCAACTTTGGTCGCGTTCGCGCTTTTTTTGAAAAGAATAAAAACTTCTCTTTAGATCCAAAAGTGTCAGAAATACTCGCGCACATAATTTGCCACAAGGGTAGTATTCCGCAAGGAAGTCCTTGCTCACCTGTGGTTTCTAATCTTATTGCGCACTCCATGGATACGCTTTTAGCTAAAGCAGCAAAAAAAAATGGCGTGACATACACGAGATACGCAGACGACCTCACGTTCAGTACGAATAAAAAAGAATTTCCATTAGCTATAGCAAAAAAAATAACCAGCAACGAATGGGTGCCAGGCAAAGAAGTCTCAGTAATTGTTGAAAAAAGCGGATTCTTTTTCAACGAAAAGAAGACAAGAATGCAGTACAAAGATTCTCGACAAGAGGTTACGGGACTCTCTGTCAACAAGAAAGTTAATGTCACTTCAGATTACAGATACACCACGAGAGCAATGGTGAGCAGTCTGTTCAAAACTGGGAAATTCAAATTTTGCTTCAAAGCAAAAAATCTTGCTGGTGAGAAAGAAGTAGTTCAGGAGTTCGAAGGACGCCCCGCACAGCTTTTAGGGCGCCTCACTCATATTGATTATGTTGATCAGTTCAACGAATCACTTCGGAAAAAGAATGGCTTGCCGCCCGCACTGCCAGAGGGAAGGCTAAAGCTTTTTCGTAATTTCCTTTATTATTACCATTTTTACATGCCGGAGCAGCCAGTAATATTGTGCGAAGGAAAAACAGACAATATTTACATTAAATGCGCCCTAAAGGCTCATGCAAACGCATTTCCATCAATGGTAAAGCCGGGTTCACCTCCCGAACTAAAAGTTAGGCTTTTTAAGTATTCCGAACGGCGAACGGGCATTGTCACTGATTTAAGCGGGGGTGTTGGCGGGATATGCAAATTACTTAAAAATTTTCATGCAAACCTTAGCATGTGGGAATCCGCCCCTCAGCCCACTCATCCCGTAATAGTTGTAATAGACAACGATAGCGGGGCAGATAACATTTATCAGGCAATTGCAGGCATCACAAAAAAACCTAAACCCAAGGGTTATGCCAAATTCATACACGTCACTCAAAATATTTATGTAGTCCCCACCCCGCCAGTTAAGGGGAAGAAGAACACTGATATTGAATGCTTATTTTCCGATGCAACACTCAAAGAAGAGTTAAATGGAAAAAAGTTCAACAAATCAAAAGAAATTGAAGACTCATCGGAGTACGGGAAAACGGCGTTTGCCATAAATGTGGTGGCAAAAAAAGCCCATGAAATTAATTTTGCCGGCTTTACACCGCTTTTGCAAAGAATCAAAGAGGCGATGGATCACTACTATAAGAGCATCAAATAGTTTCCCAATAACACCCTTGCGGATTTGAACAAAGGATTGCCGAGGCAATCCTAAAGCTGAAAATCTCTAATTAATTTGCAGCTGTGATCTGTAAACCAAGGATCTACGCGGAAAAATTGTTTCCTAGCCTGCGAGTAGATAAGACGCTATCGGGATCCCCTACTTACCAACAGCAATGGCCTCTTTTACCGCCGTCGATCTCTCCAGGCTCCAGTCTCCTGACTTAATTGAGCCGCTGGACTTTGAGGCGATTTTCGCTGATGCGCTTGCTCAGTTTCGGCGGTTGCTGCCGGAGTTCTCCGCACTCACCGAGGCGGATCCGGTCTACAAGATCCTGCAGCTGTTCGCGGCTCGCGAGCTGCTGATCCGCCAGCGCGCCAACGACAAGGCGCAGCAAACCATGCTGGCCTTTGCCACCGGCACCAACCTCGATCACCTGGGCGCGCTATTCGGCGTCGCGCGCCTGGTGCTCGACACGGGCCAACCCGAGACCGGCATTGCGCCGACCTACGAGTCGGACGTGGACTTCCGGCGCCGGATCCAGCTGGCGCCGGAGGGCTTTAGTGTTGCCGGCCCCGAGGGCGCCTACATCTATCACGCGCTCAGCGCAGCGGCCGATGTCATGGATGCCAGCGCCACCAGCCCCGCGCCTGGGCAAGTGCTGGTCACGGTCCAATCGCGCATCGGCGATGGCACTGCTCCTCAGGCCCTTCTAGACGAAGTCGCGGCAATCCTCACCAACGATGATGTGCGTCCGCTGACAGACAATGTCACGGTCCAGAGCGCTCTGATCGTCCCGTATGCCATTCGTGGGCGCGTCTACACCTACGCTGGCCCGGACTCGGCGGTGGTCATGCGCGAGGCGCTACGCAGCTTGCAGGCGTATCTGAACGAAGCTCACCGCATCGGCCGTGACGTGCCCGAGTCAGCGATCAAGGCCAAGCTGTTCGCCGATGGCGTGCAGCGTGTTGAGCTGGACTCGCCTGCAGCTGACATCCGAATCAGCCGCACGCAGGCCGCCTACTGCACCGCGATCAACATCGTGCATGCCGGCGTTGATGAGTAGTTCCCCGCTGCCACCTAATGCCACACCGATGGAGCGCGCCCTGGCCGCCGTCACCGAGCGCCTGGAGGCGATTCCGCTCCCGTACCCGGATCTGTGGAATCCGGACACATGCCCATCCGGACATCTGCCATGGCTAGCCTGGACGCTATCGGTGGATGACTGGAAGGCCGACTGGAGCGATGCGGTCAAGCGCTCGCGCCTGCGTAGCGCCATGGCGATCCAGCGTCGCAAGGGCACCGCCAACAGCGTCCGGATGGTGGTCGAGTCGTTCGGTGGCGCGGTGGCCATCCGTGAGTGGTGGCAGCAGGAGCCACGCGGCGCCCCGCATACCTTCGAACTGGCACTGACGTTCACCGGCGCCGATGGACAGAGCGCCAGCGCCCGCTTCGTCGAAGAAGTCATCGCCGAGGTCGAGCGCACCAAGCCCGTGCGCTCGCATTTCACCTTCACCCAAGGGTTCCAGGCCGAGGCACGACTCGACGTCGTCGCGCGCGGCAGGGCCACGTTGTTCCTGCGCTTGCAGGGCGAGGCAAGTTAGAGAGCACCCATGCCCGGACTTAAACTCAAGATCACTACCGCCGGCCGCCAGGCTCTGGTCAATGCCAAGCAGACCGGCACCCAGGCGGTCACCATCGCCGCAGTCGGACTGACCAGCGCCGCGTTTGTGGCCAATGCCGCACTGACCTCGCTGCCGTCCGAGATCAAGCGCCTGACCACCATCGGTGGCTCGGTCACGGCCAAGGACACGATCCACGTGTCGGTGCGCGACGAATCCAATGCCGTCTATAGCTGCTACGGTTTCGGTCTGTATCTGGCCGATGGCACGCTGTTCGCCGCCTATGGTCAGCCGGCATTGCTGGTGGAAAAGTCTGGCGCGGTGTCCGTGCTGCTGGCGATCGACGTTGTACTGGCCGACGTGGACACCGCACAGATCACCTTCGGTGACACCAACTTCACCAATCCAGCGGCCACAGTGGACGTACCGGGCGTGGTGCGCCTGTCCACCGACGCACAGGCCATCGCGGGCCTCGATAAAGAGCGGGCGGTGTCGCCGTCCAACTTGCTGGCGGCACTAGACCAGCGCCTGGGCGAGATGGGGCCGACCGAGTTCATCAAGGAGCTCCTCTCGCGTACTACTGCGGCCGCTGCACGCAGTGTGCTGGGTATTCGCTCAGCCGCACTGAGCGACGCCGGGCATGGTAATGGGCTGGATGCAGACAGCTTGGACGGTCGACAAGGCGACTGGTATCGCGACTTCCGCAACATGCTCAACGTGCCGCAGTCTTTCATGCTGCCGGGGCAGATCGTGGTCATGGCTTCGCGGTATCCGCCTGCTGGCCTGCTGCTCTGCGATGGCGCAGCGGTCTCGCGAGCGAAGTACGCCGCGCTGTTCGCCGCCATCGGCACCGTCTACGGCGCAGGCGATGGCAGCACTACGTTCAACTTGCCGTTGATGCGCGAAGGAACCACCGTTACCCACACCAATTCCGCACAGTTCGTCGGCATCCACAGCACCGGGCAGGTGTTGAGCCACACACACGGCGCCAGTGCTGCTGCGGTTGGCGATCACGCCCACTACATCGCGCTCTATGGCGCCGGCAACCATTCCCACGGCGCAAGTGCGAGTGCATCCGGTGACCACGCCCACGGCGCTTGGACTGACACCCAGGGCCACCACGGTCACAGCGGCAGCACCAGCGCTTCCGGCGACCACCAACATCCTGGCGTGATTCCATCGAGCGTGATCAATGGCTATGGCATCTATCGGGAACGCGACAACGATGCCTCGCCCTCGGACGGCTGGACCGGTGCCGGCGGCAACCACGCCCATAGCTTTGGCACCGATGGCGCAGGCAACCATGCCCATAACATCGGCATGAACGGCGCCGGCAATCACAGCCACAGCATTGGCATCGGCGAAGGAGGCAATCACGCCCATGACGTTGACCATCGCGGTGCCGGTGCTCACAACCACGCCATCACCGTCAACGCAGCCGGCGGCACGGACAACCTGCCGGCCGGCTTGCGCATGAGCTACTGCATTGCTTACTGAGGACCGACCATGACCAACACCCTCCCGCGCACCAACACCGCCTTCGCCTTTGATCCCACCACCGGTGAATACATCGGCCCGGTGACGGTCTACCTTTCCGAACTGGAGGGCCGCTATCCGCTTCCACCCAACACGGTTGCCAACGCACCAACGCCGCCTGCCGGGCTGTATCAACGGCACCGCTTGTCGCCGCTCTCCGGGACGTGGGAGCTGGTGCCCGACTATCGCGGCGTCATGCTCTATAGCACCGCGACCGCTGCGCCGATTGCCAATACGCTTGCCTTGGGCGATGCACTCCCGCAGGGTTGCACCACCTCGCAGCCGATCACCTTCCTGCCCAGCGATTACCGCCGCAACGTATGGGACGCACTGCGTGCAAGCTGGCGCGCAGATCCGGACTACAGCGCCGCGTTGGTATGGGAGAAGGCCACCGGCGCAATTGCACCGCGCCTGACTGCCGGCACCGCGTTACCGGGCCAGCTGACCACCGTGGCGCCACCAGTGTCGACCGATGGCACGCTGGTGTGGGATGAGGGTGCACAGACGTGGTCGGTGCAGCCCAACGTGTCTGACACGGCCACTGTGTAGCCTGATGCTTTACGCACCAATTGCAGTGCGCAAGATCTTGCAGCCATCGACCATGGCTGCATAGGCAACGCATCCGCAGCACTGAGTAACGCCATTCGCCTCGGTACTGTGGCAGAGGTGAATCTTGCCACTGCGCGATGCCGCGTACAGGTTGGCGAGATGCTGACCGACTATCTGCCTTGGGTGGTCACCCTGGCCGGCACCACCATCATCTGGTCGGCGCCGGCGATCGGCGAACAGGTCGTGGTGCTGTCGCCGGCCGGCGACCTGGCCGATGGCCTGGTGCTGCGCGGCCTGTACTCCGACCAATTCGCCGCGCCTGCCGCATCCGACACGCTGCACGTGCTGCGCTTTGCCGATGGCGCGCAGATCCACTACGACACCGACGCGCATGCGCTGCAGGCGACATTGCCCAGCGGCGGCGCCACCATCACCGCCGATGGCGGCATCACGCTCAATGGCCCGCTGACAGTCAACGGCGCCACACAGATCAACGGCGATACCGGCATCACCGGCACGGCGACCGTAGACACCGACGTGTTGGGCGGCGGGATCAGCCTCAAGAACCACAAGACGACCGGCGTCACCGCCGGCAGCGCGCTCAGCGGTGGGCCGCAGTGATCGGCGTCGATGCCACCACCGGGCGTGTGATCGGGGGCGAGCAACACCTGGCCCAGTCGATCGCCTGCATCCTCACCACGCCCATCGGCACACGCGAGCAGCGCCGCGACTTCGGCTCGCTGCTGCCCGAGCTGATCGACCAGCCGTTCAACGGCGCCACCCGCACGTTGCTCTACGGCGCTACCGCTACTGCATTGATGCGCTGGGAGCCGCGCCTGCGCCTCACCCGCGTCGGCTTGGTCGTCGGCGACACGCCCGGCAGCTTCGTGCTGACCATCGAAGGGCAGCGCACCGATGTTGCCCCAGCCAATGCGCGCACGCGCCTGACCATTCCGCTCCGCTTCCGCTCGTCCTGATCGAGGAACCTATGTCCACTACCTACCACCACGGCGTCCGCGTCATCGAAGTCAGCGCGGGCACGCGCACCATCCGTACCGTCTCCACCGCGGTCGTCGGCCTGGTCGCCACGGCCGCCGATGCGGATGAGAAAATTTTCCCGTTGAACAAGCCGACGCTGATCACCGACGTGCTCGGTGCGATCGCCAGCGCCGGCACCCAGGGCACCTTGCGTACCGCGCTGCAGGGCGTCGCCGATCAAACCAATCCGGTGACCATCGTCGTGCGCGTGGCAGAGGACGAAGACGCGGCGAAGACCTCGTCCAACGTCATCGGCAAGGCCGAGTCCAGCGGCTACACCGGCTTATATGCCTTGCTTGCCGCACAGGCACAGTTGGGTGTGCGCCCGCGCATCCTGGGCGCGCCTGGTCTGGACACGCTGGCGACCATCGCCAAGAAGCTGCGCGCCATGGCTTATGTGCGCCCAGTGGCCGAGACCGTCGCCGAGGCAGTGACGTATCGCGGTCAGTTCAGCGACCGCGAGTTGATGCTGATCTGGCCCGACTTCCTGGCCTTCGACACCGCCACCAGCACAACGACCGCAGCGTATGCCACTGCACGTGCGCTCGGCCTGCGCGCCAAGATCGACACCGAACAGGGCTGGCATAAGAGCCTGTCCAACGTGCCAGTGGCCGGCGTCACCGGCATCTCCAAGGATGTGCACTGGGACCTACAAGATCCGGCCACCGATGCCGGTGTGCTCAACGAAGGCGACATCACCACGCTGGTGACCTTCAACGGGCAGCGCTTCTGGGGATCGCGCACGTGCGCCGAGGACAGCATGTTCGCGTTCGCGTTCGAGACCGCGACGCGCACCGCACAGATCCTGGCCGACACTATCGCCGAGGGCGTGGCGTTCTACGTCGACAAGCCGATGCACCCCTCGCTGGTCAAAGACCTGCTGGAAACGATCAACGCCAAGTTCCGCGACCTCAAATCGTCCGGCTATCTGATCGATGCCAACGCCTGGTACGACGGCACGGTCAATAGCGCCACCACGCTCGCCGATGGCGCGTTGCGCATCGACTACGACTACACACCGGTGCCGCCGCTGGAGAACCTGCAGCTGTATCAGAAGATCACCACCAGCTACTTAGCCGACTTTGCCGAACGCGTCAACGCGTAACGCACCTGACTTAGATTCCCGGAGAACCCCATGGCGTTGCCCAAGAAACTCAAGGCGCTCAACCTGTTCAACGACGGTGAGAGCTATCTCGGCCAGGTGGCCGAGGTGAAGCTGCCCACGCTGTCTCGCAAGATGGAGGAATATCGCGGCGGTGGCATGAATGGCCCGGTCGATATCGACTTCGGCCAGGAGAAGATCGAGCTCGAATGGAAGTGCGGCGGCATGATGCGCGGCGTGCTGAACCAATACGGCGCCACCACCCACAACGCGGTGCAGCTGCGCTTTGCCGGCGCCTACCAGCGCGACGACAGCGGCGAGGTGGATGCGGTGGAAGTGGTCGTGCGCGGCCGCCACAAAGAGATTGATCCCGGTACCGCCAAGTCGGGGGATGACACCGAGTTTTCGGTCAAGACCTCGGCCAGCTACTACAAGCTGACCATCAACGGCGCCACCGTGATCGAGATCGATCTGGTGAACATGACCGAGATCGTCAACGGCGTGGATCTGCTCGCCGCCCAACGCCGCGCCATCGGCGCCTGATCCTTCCGGCCTGGCGCCGCCGGGCCTCAGCCCTGAGACCTTCCGATGACACCCAGCTTTTCCCCATCCATTCCCCTTGACCAGCCGATCGTGCGCGGCGAGCAAACCATCACCGACCTCAAGGTGCGCAAGCCTGGCGCCGGTGAGTTGCGTGGGCTCAAGCTCACCGACGTGCTGCAGCTGGATGTCACCGCGCTGGCAACACTGCTGCCGCGCATTTCCTCGCCACGCTGACCACCGCCGACGTCAATGCGATGGATCCGGCCGACCTGCTGGCGGTCGGCCAGGAGGTCGCGCTTTTTTTCTTGCCGAAGGCACAGAGGGAAGTGGCTTCCCCAACTATGTAGAGGATGCGATGGCCGACATCGCGGCCATCTTCCATTGGCCGCCGTCTGAAATGGACGGCTGGTCGCTGCACGAACTCACGGCGTGGCGCGAGCGTGCCCGTCTGCGAAGCGGAGCCGAATGATGCTGCACCACCTGACCCACGAGGCCGCCTAAATGGCGGCCTCCGACAATCTGCGCCTGCAGGTCATCCTGGCCGCTGTCGATCGCGCCACCGGCCCGTTCCGCCGTGTGCTCAATGGGAGCCGTGGCGTTGCCACCGCACTGCGCAACCAGCGCGATGCGCTGCGACAACTCAACAGCCAACACCGCGATATCGGCGCCTACCGCGAGCAGGTGGCCATGGCGCAGCGGGCCAAGGCAGCGCTCGACGCACAGCGGCAGTCGGTGCGCACGCTCGCCCAGCAGATCAAGGCGACCGGCACGCCTACCGCTGCCATGAATGCCGAGTTCGAGCGCGCCGTGCGCACCGCGCGCGAACTCAAGACCGCACACGGCGCGCAGGAGGCCGGCCTGCAGCGACTGCGTGTTCGCCTTGAAACGGCCGGAATCAGCACCCGCGAGCTGGTCACGCACGAGCGCCGCCTGCGCAGCGAGATCGACAGCACCGACGCCGCCATGCGTGCCCAGCAGCAGCGCCTGACGGCGATCGACGCTGCCCAGCGTCGCAGCGCCCGGATCCAGAGCGCCGGCCTGCAGGCGAGCGCCTACGGCGCCGGCATGGCCTTCGCCGGCCAGCGCGCACTGGGCGCCTCGTTGCTGCCGATCAGCGATGCGATGGAATTCGAGTCGGCCATGGCCGACGTGCGCAAGGTCGTGAACTTCAAGACGCCGCAGCAATTTTTGCAGATGGGCCGCGATGTCGAGAACCTCTCGATGCGGTTGCCGATGCTCCCCGCCGAGATTGCGAAGATCGTGGCCGCCGCCGGTCAGGCCGCGATCCCGCGCCAGGAGCTGGTCCGCTTCGCCGAGGACGCGGCCAAGATGGGCGTGGCCTTCGACAGCAGCGCCGAGGAAGCCGGCCAGACCATGGCCACCTGGCGCACCGCGTTCCGCATGGGTCAGGACGAGGTCGTCGTGCTGGCCGACAAGATCAACTACCTCGGCAACACCGGTCCTGCCAGCGTCAACAAGATCAGCGCGGTGGTGAACCGCATTGGTGCCCTGGGCGAGGTCGCCGGCCTGCAGAGCGGGCCGTTGGCCGCGCTGGGTGCCACCGTCGCCGGCATGGGCATCGAGTCGGAAGTCTCGGCCACCGGCATCAAGAACATGCTGCTCACACTTGCCTCGGGCGAGTCGGCCACCAAGAGCCAGCGCGAGGCCTTCGACAAACTTGGCATCAAAGCCACGACCATGGCCCAGGTCATGCAGAAGGATGCAGGCGGGGCGATCATGTCCGTGCTGCAGAAGCTGCGTGCACTGCCCAAGGCCGAGCAGGCCGCGACCATGACGCAGCTGTTCGGCCGCGAGTCGATCGGTGCAATCGCACCGCTGCTGACCAATCTGGAACTGCTGCAGGGCAATTTCGCCAAGGTGGCCGATGCGCAGCGCTACGGCGGCTCGATGTCGGCCGAGTACGCCTCGCGGGTGGCCACCTCGGCCAACTCACTGCAGCTGCTGAAGAACACCGCCGTGGTGGTGTCGCAATCGATCGGTCAAGCACTGCTGCCGCAGTTCAAGGAACTGACCGAACGCACTGCTGCGGTGGTCGGCCAGGTCACGACGTGGATCCGCGCCAATCCGGTGCTGGTGGGTGCGATCGCCAAAACGGCGATCGCCGGCGCCGCGCTGGTCACGATCCTGGGCGGTTTGCTGGTGGCCGGCGGCGTGGCCGCGATGGCGTTCTCGCAGATCCATGGCGCCGTCGCGCTGCTGTCGGGCGGCGGTGGCTTTGGCGCACTGCTGCGGCAGGGGCTGACGTTCGGTGGCCGCGTGCTTCCGATGCTCGCCAATGGCGCGCGCCTGCTGCTGCCGCTGTTGGGCGGCGTCAGCCTGCCGGTGCTGGCAATCGGCGCGGCCGTCGCTGCGGTGGCGCTGCTGGTGTGGAAGTACTGGGGGCCGATCAAGGCATTCGCCATCGGTGTGTGGCAGGGCATCGTCGAGGTGGCCGCGCCGGTGCTGGCCGAGCTGCAGGCCGCGCTCGCGCCGCTCGGCCCGGTATGGGACACGGTGGCCGCCGCAATGGGCCAGGCCTGGGCGTGGATCAAGCAGCTGCTGACGCCGTTCGAGGCCACCACCGCGCAGCTGCACGGTGCAACGCAGGCCGGTCGTGGTTTCGGGCAGATCCTGGGCGCGGTGCTGGTCACCCAGCTGCAGCTGGCCGTCAAGGCGATCGGCTGGCTGGTGCAGGCCTTCGTGTCCGTGCTGCCGGTGATCAAGCAGATCCTCGGCGGCGTCTGGCAGACCGTCCAGGGCACCTGGTCGCTGATCGTGGGTGTGTTCACCGGCAACGGCGATCGCATCCGCCAGGGGCTACTGCAGCTATGGGCCGGCATCAACCTGCAGCTGGCCAACTGGCAGGCCCGGATGCTGCAGGCCGGCGCCGACATGATCACCGGCCTTGTCCAGGGCATCCGCTCCAAGCTCGGCGCGGCCGGCGATGCGATCGCCAGCGTGGGCACCGGCGTGGTCGATCGGTTCAAGGGCCTGCTGGGGATCCACAGCCCGTCGCGCGTGTTTGCCCAGCTGGGCGACTTCACCATGCAAGGCCTGACCGTGGGCCTGCAGCGCGGCCAGGGCGCGCCTATGCAGGCCGTCATGGCGCTCGGCAACCGGATGCGTGCGGTGGGAGCTGGCCTGGCCTTGGCGACGGCCACAGCCCCAGTGCCGGCGATCGATAACCGCGCGCCATTGTCGCCTCCTACGCGCGTCGCCAGTGCGCCGGCAGCCGGGAACAGCTACGTCATCCACGTCCATGCCGCACCGGGCATGGATGCCAATGCACTGGCGCGCGAAGTCGCTCGCCAGATCGAAGAGCGCGACCGACGCGCAGCAGCGACACGCCGCTCCAGCCTGCGCGATGACTGAGGATTTACCCGAATGATGATGTCCTACGGTACGTTTGTGTTTGCCCTCGACAGCGCCGCGTTCCTGCAGCTGCAACGGCAAATGAGCTGGCGTCATGCCACCAGTGAGCGCGTTGGCGCGCGACCGGCCAGCCAGTTCCTGGGTCCGGGCGATGACACCGTCGAACTGTCAGGCCTGATCGCGCCCGAACTTACCGGCACGCGGGCTTCGCTGGACACGCTGCGCGAGCTGGCTGCAGATGGCGAGCCGTTGCCGCTGGTGGATGGTGCCGGCGTGGTCTACGGGCCGTACGTGCTCCTGTCAGTCAACGAGACCGCATCGCTGTTTTTTGAAGACGGAACCCCGCGCCGGATCGAATTCCAGCTCAGCTTGCGCCGCGCCGACGACATCGCGCAGGAGGCAACCGCATGAGCTATCCGATTCCGCAGTGGCGCGTGATGCTCGATGGTGCCGACCTCACTGATCGTATCGCACCACGTCTGCTAGATCTCACCTTGACCGAATGCCGTGGCGGCGAAGCCGATCAGCTGGATCTACGCATCCATGACCACGACGGCAAGATGGCGCTGCCCAAGCGCGGTGTGCGCCTGGTCGTGGCATTGGGATGGAAAGCCCTTGGTCTAGTCGAGAAAGGCACTTTCATCGTGGACGAGGTGGAGTACAGCGGTGCGCCGGACATCATCACAGTACGTGCGCGCAGTGCGGACCTGACCGCTAGCGTGCGCACGCGGCGCGAGCGTAGCTGGCACAACACCACACTGGGCGCAGTGCTCAGCACGCTGGCCGGCGAACATGGCCTGACGCCGCGCGTGGCCGAGGCATTAGCGCGGACCAAGCTGCAGCACCTCGACCAGGCCAACGAGAGCGACATGAACTTGCTCACGCGTCTGGGACAACGGTTCGATGCGGTCGCGACGCTCAAAGCCGGGGCGCTTCTGTTTGTACCGATCGGCGCCAGCACCACGGCGACCGGCAAACCGCTGCCGACTGCCATCCTGACGCGGCGCGATGGCGACCAACACCGCTACTCAGTCGCCGACCGGGATGCTTACACCGGTGTGTGCGCCTACTGGGTGGACAAAGGCAAGGCGCGGCGGCAGTCGGTGCTGGTGGGCAAGGACGACAACGTCAAGCGCCTGCGCGAGTCGTATGCCGATGAGGCAACGGCACGCCAGCATGCGCACGCGGAGCTGGAGCGGGTGAAACGCGGCGTGGCGAAGTTCGACTACACGTTGGCGATCGGGCGGGCGGATCTGTTTCCAGAGCAAATTGTCACGGTGAGGAGCTTCAAGCCGGAGATTGATACGCAGCGTTGGATTATTTCTAGACTTGTACATGGTGTTGAAGAGAGCGGCTTCAGAAGCTCTGTTCAACTGGAAAGCGTGCTCGACTAGGGAACCTCCGAACAACGCGCCAAAAAAGCGCGACACTATCGTTTCGGAGTGAGGAGAC